CAAAGGGCGTTGCCGACACGGTGCAGAGTGCTTCGGCAGGAGCTACTGCGGCGGCTACGGCAGGCTCTACGGCCGTCTCAATGGTCGAGAAGGCCTCCGTCGTGCTTGCCGTCATATCGTCCGCACTGCAGGTCGCCACGGCGATAGCTAACCTATTTAACAACGACGGGAAGAAGCAGAAGCAGATCGAGCGCCTGCAGGCCGAGATCGACCAGCTCCAGTGGGAGCTATCCAATACGGGTGCGACGCGCCTGAGCACCGAGTACGGCGATGCCCTCGAGAAGGTGCGCGACCTCTACGCCTCTACGCGCGACGAGGTGATGGAGCTCCGAAAGGAGAGCGTTGCAACTGGCAGCACGTGGGAGCGTATGTTCGCCGTCGCTCGCTCCCGCGGGGAGATCTTTGCTAAGACCGTGGAGAAGATCGCCGACGCCTACGCGAAGATGAGCTACACGGCGAATAAAGCCCTCGGCGAGGCACGACTGGACGACGGCCGTGCGAAGCTCGAGAACCTCGCTAAACAGCAGCTCCTCATTAAGGAGCAGCTCGAGGCGGAGCAGGGGAAGAAAAAGACCGACAACGGGAAGGTAGCCGAGTATAAGCAGAAGCTGGCCGAGATCGGCAACCAAATGGCCGAAGCGCTTAACGAGCCTCTCGAGAAGATCATCGGAAGCTCGGCGGAGAGCCTCGCAAGCGAACTCGGTAACGCCTTCTTCGACGCCGCTAAGGCGGGCGAGGACGCCATGGAGGGCTGGCATAAGAAGACTAACGAGATCGTCGGCGACATCGTCCGTCGCATGCTCGTCACAAAGTACCTCGAGCCTCAGCTCGGCGAGCTATTCAATAAGTATAAATCGAAGTGGTTTAACGAGAAGGGCGCGTTTAAGGGCATCGACGCCGTGAATAGTTCAGCATCTGAAATGGCTGCCGAGATAGAACGTATAGGCGAGAGCTTCGGCCAAGTATACGGCGCACTCGACGACAGCCTCAAGAAGTTTACTAAAGGCGAGGAGGGACGCACGCCGTCGCAGAAGGGCATCGCCACGGCGTCGCAGGATAGTATCGACGAGCTTAACGGTCGTATGACCGCTATCCAAGGCCACACGTTCACGATCTCCGAGCATACGCGACAGCTGACGGCGACGACTGGCCTTATCCTTCAGAGCATCGTCAATATCGAGAGCGAGACTAACGGCTTCGGAGCGCGCCTCGCACGTATAGAGACGAGCGTCAAGCGCACGAGCGACACCCTCGAGGAGATAGCTCTGACGGGCGTAAAGATCAAATAACTGCACTACACAATGGAAGAGAAGAAGATCATCGCGCGCCTCTACAACGGCTGGCGCGAGGCGAAGAACAAGGCGGAGCGGACAGCGCGGCTCGAGGGCGATATGCTCCTCGCTCGCCGTCTGCGTGCCTGCAACGTATTCACGGGCGAGGAGATGACACTCGCCGAGGTCGTGGCGAAGCTCCATAGCATCGAGGGGCTGGAGTTCCTACTCCTCTCGGGCTTCCCCACGCTCGCGCTGTTCCGCGAGTATAAGGACGCCCTGCCCGAGGGGTGCGGCGTGTACGTCGACGCGGGAAAGATCGACCTCGGCGACGCACTCGACGCTATCCTCGTCGGCAACACGCACGCGACGGTGGGGTACACGCGGACGAAGTGCCATAAGATAACGGCCGTCTACGGCGCGTCGGCAGACGTCGACGCCTACGAGTGGGCGGTCGTCCGACCACGCTACGACGAGGCCTCGCTGGTAGAGGTGCGTCTCCACGATAGCGCTATCATCCTATGACGGCCACGGCTCGCCTCATCGTCGACGGCGTCGATACGTTCGCCCGCTTCGGGGTGTTTGCACTCGAGACGGGGCTGAACGACCTCCTCGCCTACCCGCCACTGAAGCCCGTCGAGGCTAATGACTGGCACGAGGAGGAGGGTATCGACGCCGACCTCTCCGCGCCGAGGCTCAACGGTCGCGAGGTGACGGTCAAGATAGGCGTTACGGGTGAGCTTGGCGCACCGCAGACGATAGCCAAGATCGAGGACTTCCTCGCATTCATCCGCCAGAGCGTGTATCGCGTGTATCGCTTTCAGTTCCTCGGTGGTAGAGAGTACACGCTTCGCCTCGTAGGCGAGCCAAATCTCACGATCGCGCAGGCGCTCGGCTTCGTGACGCTCAAGTTCGCCGACGACTACCCACTGAAGGGCTACACGTACAGAGCGCCTCAGAGTGGCATACAAGCGTCGACGGACTACATAATGAACGGGCGGCCATTCACCGACTACGGCGCGCGCGTCACCGAGGGGACGCTGGCCGAGTTCGCTCGACGTGCCGATGTGAAGGTCGGACTAACGCGAAATATAGCCACGGCGCACGGCGTGATAGGCGACGCGCAGGGGGCGGTGAGACAGAAGAGCAAGGAGGTAAAGATGCGCCTGCACTTCCGCGCCGAGACGTTCGCCGAGCTGTGGCGCAACTACGACGCCCTGCTCTACGACCTCACACGCCCAGGGGCGCGCGCGATCCGCGTGCGTGACCTCGGGAACAGAGATTACCCAGCCTACTACAAGAGCGCGCAAGTGACGGCGTTTTATCCCGACGACCGCCCGTGGCTCGACACCACGATAACACTCGTAATACTCCGAGAGCCGAACTAACGACAACACAATACAAAACGACAGAGCTATGATTATCTATGATCGAAACGGCAGCGATGTACTCGACGTCGAAGTCGACGACGCCAGCTTCCGCCACCGCGTGATTAAGGGCGATAACACGCTGACGCTCAAGTACTCGCTACCCGATCACGTCGAACTCCCCCGCGGTGCGTGGTGTGAGTACCAGTTTGAGCGCTACGAGCTGCTCAATCCCGAGGCTATCAAGATGCACCACACGCGCAACTTCGAGTATACGGTGACGTTCGAGGCACGGCAGTCGCGCCTCAAGCTGTGGAAGTTCCGCAACAACATCGACGGCCGCCTCAAGTTCCCCCTAACGGCCACGCCGCGCGAACACCTCGAGATGCTCGTCTCCAACCTCAACGATCGCGACGCGGGGTGGACGGTGGGCGACTGCATCGAGACACCCGAGAAGCTCGTCAGCTACGACCATAACTCCTGCTTGGACGCTCTCGGGAAGATGGCGCAGGAGTTCGAGACCGAGTGGGAGATCGCCGACAAGCGTATCTCGCTCCGTAAGGTCGAGTATAACAAGGCCAACCCGCTAGCACTGGCCTACGGCTTCGGGCGAGGTCTCAAGACGGGCGTCGGGCGCACGGCCTCGGGTAAGACGCCGACGGAGATCTTATTCGTGCAGGGTGGAGACCGAAATATCGACCCTGCGAAGTACGGCGCAAAGACGCTGCGCCTACCGAAGGGGCAGACGATAGCCTACGACGGCTCAAAATTCGAGGGTGAGGCGGGCTTCATAGCCGCCACCGCACCGCGCTACAAAGTAGACGCCGAGGGGCTGTCGGTGAGCCGAGCGGACAAGGATCTCGAGACGCGCGCCGAGGATAGCGTGAGTGCTACGGAGATCTACCCGAGTAGAGTAGGCGAGGTTAGCTCGGTCGTCGCAGTCAATACGGCACGCAACTTCTACGACATCATCGACAACGTCATCCCCGACGCGCTCGACTACGAAAAGGCGCTGATCGCGGGGGAAACTATGACGATCATCTTCCAGTCGGGGCAGCTCGCTGGGCGCGAGTTCGAGGTGAAGTATCACCACAAGGCGACGCCGAAGAAGGAGGGCAAACGCTTCGAGCTAATCCCCCAAGAGATCGACGGCGTGACGATGCCGAGCGAGCAGTTCAAGCCCAAGCGCGGGGATAAGTACGCGGTCTTCCACGTTGCGCTACCGCAGGCCTATATCGCCGACAACGCCACGAAGACGGGGGCGGAGTGGGAACTATTCAAGAAGGCCGTCCGACACCTCTACGAGAATGAGGATCAGAAGTACACGTTCACGGGCGAACTCGACGGCCTATGGGCAAAGCGCGACTGGACGAATATCGGAGGTCGCCTCACTCTAGGCGGTTACGTCTCCTTCCGTGATGACAGCTTTGCCCGCAACGGCGTCCTTCTCCGCATCGTCGGTATTAAGGACTTCGTCAACGCACCGCACTCACCTATCCTCGAGCTATCGAACGACGTCGTCGGATCGTCCTTCTCTGGCGGCCTGCAGAAACTCAAGGACGATGAGGCAATGGTCGAGGAGCGACACAAGGAGGCACTGCAATTCACTAAGCGCCGATTTAGCGACGCTAAGCGCACTACGGAGGCGCTCATCGAGGCAGCGCTCGACGGCTTCACTGGCAAAGTCTCGCCTATCGTCGTACAGACGATGCAGTTGCTTGTGGGCGACGAGAGCCTGCAATTTCGCTTCATCGACAACCGCGCCAACCCGAAGAAGGCCTCGCACAACGTCACGTTTAACAAGGTGACGCGCCAGCTGATCATACCCTCGGGCACGATCCAGCACCTCACTATGGGCATCACGACGCTAAGCTCGCGCCACGCGCCGAACGAGTACAAGTACTGGGATATTCAAGGCATCACGTCGGCGCGCCTTGACGATGCCGACAAGAGCTACTACATATATGCACGCGTCGAGGCTAACGGCACGAGCGGCACGTTCCGCATTGAGGAGCAGTCGCGACGTATCGATAGCGAGGCGGGCGCATACTGGCTACTCCTCGGCCTACTCAACGCCGAGACCGACGGCGAGCGCTCGTTTGTCGCGATGTATGGCTACTCCGAGGTACTCCCTGGGCAGATCCGCACGGATAAGATCGCGACGCCCGACGGTGCGGCATACTTCGACCTCAATAGCGGCGTGATCGCGTCTAAGTCTATCCGCTTCGTATATAACGACGGCTCGCTCCACGACTACCCCAACGACTACCTACACACGGCAATAAAGGAGGGAAGCACGGAGATCCAAGGCGGGCTTGTCCTCGGCTCGATCATCGGGGCAAAGAACAACGCAGGTGCGGTGGCGTCGTACCTCTCGGGCGTGGCTAACCTCCCCGCCTTCGCCGCTGGCGTAACGGACTTCGGCAAGCCCAACGAGGCGCGCGTCGTAGCGATCAACCACGACGGAACGGGGCACTGGGGGCAGATGGAGGTGCAGGATGGCGGTAAGGTCGTGCAGATCGGCTCAATGCGCTTCGGGGGTAGGCTCCCCGACACCTACACCCACGACCTCCGCACGTTGCAGCTAAATGATCCGCGCCACGAACGCTCACGCACCTATATTGGTGAAGATGGTGCGCTCTTCTTCTTCGGCATATCGGGGGCAATGCCACGCTTCGTACGTATATCGAACAAGCTAAATAAGCCCGTGGTGCAGATACGTGGCGACGTCGATATTTCGGGCACGCTCCTCGGTGGGCGTGTGTACGCAGGCAACGTGAGCTTCGAGCATAAGTGGGGCGCGCGCTCCGACCGCATGAGCATCAGCCGAACAGGTACAGGGACATACACCGTTAGACATGACCTCGGACATACACGCTATTCAGTGATATGCATGGACGCAGGAAACGGTCGACACAGTGCAAAGGCGGGGAGGATCACGGCTAACTCATTCGAGATCTACACTAAATACGACAATACACTGTACAGCGACATCGACTTCACATTTCTCGTCTTTGGCGACAACTACTAACTAATCACAACCACAACCAATGACTATGTTTAAATTCTTTTCCCCCGAGGAGGCGCAGGAGTCGGCAACGCTGATGGCCGTAGCTCTGCTTATCGTATTGGCCGCCGTGATCATCGACACGATCACGGGTATAATGAGGTCAAGGCGAGCGAAGCAGAAGATCCAGTCGAGCATCGCGCGGCGTGTGTTCGGAAAGCTTCTCATCTACTACCTCGCCATCGCTATG